TAGTCTGAAACCATATACGATATCCATTAAATTAACGGTTTTATAATGACCACAAATCGCTTTTGGATGAACCTTAAACTTGTATCCGTGCTCTTTCGCCTTGCGACTAAAGTAAATGTCCTCTCCAATACGCCGGCCTTCCGGATATGTCTCCTGATACCTGAACCATGGCCACGGCACAGCCTCAATAACTTCACGCGCTATCAGGACACAGCCGGTCCCCACGCCCTCGACCTCAAACGGCTCACCTGATAAATCCCACTCTTCCATGAATGCAGTTTCATCAGGACTATCGGGACAATTGACGACGATGTTTGTAACCAGTTTGCTATGTATGTAAATCGGCACAATGGCCGACGCCATCGGTGAATCACATTCCAGCAGCAAATCCACAATCGAACTCGGCGGCTCAATGTCGCTATCCATCATCATCAGGTGCGTATATTCTTCATTTTCCAATACCTTTCTTGCCAATCCGTTCCGTACCTGATCCGTCGGCGACCCCATCACCTGCATGTACGTCAAATCCGTTCGTTGCGCAATGTGAGCAATCGCCAACGCCGTTTGTGGTGTTATCTTGTCGTTAGTCGGAACAGAAAAGAGAATGTTTCGGTTCTGCGCCATTACGAAAAATTGTTCCTTTCTTTTGCTGATAAATAGCGTCGTTACTCTCCATGTCCATGTGTCCGGCCTGCTTTCTGTCGTGATACAAATGGATGCATTTTAACGGCAGCCGCACTGTATGTAATCCATACGCCAATAGGCGCTCATAACAATCAACGTCATCATAACTTCGTCCAACAAAATCTTCGTCAAAGCCGCCGATATCCAGAAACCATTGCTTCCAAAACGCACATAAGAATCCTGTCAGTTCTGCGTTTATCTGTTCCCACGGACTATTCAAGTCATTCCAGTTATTACCATTCCATTTGTTATAGGAGTCCTTTTTTGCATCAGAAGGAATTACATAAGCAGAATTATCTCTTTCGACTTCTGCGATCATCGGTTCGATACAATCATCAATCTGATATATTTCTGGCTCCGTTAATATAACGATGTCGGCCTTTGCCGTCTTTACACCGATATTGAAGGCAAAGCCCGGCATCCGCCACTTGAATTCCTGTCTGCCGGATAAAATATACGTTGCATAGTGTTCACGACAGATATCATACGTAGTCGTACTATCCGGCCCGTCATTAACTACGATGATTTCCACCGGATCGATACGTTGCTGCCGTATCCGTGCAAGACAACGATCAAGCAATTCGTCCCGGCTGAATGTTGGAATAATTACCGATGCTCTCATTGTTATAAATGAGCGCTGCGCTACAAGAACGCAGCGCTCACAGCACAGAGACCCAGAAACCTACACAGAAATCAACTCCTGCAAGCCGGCATCCGTATTCAAACCGTCATGATCATCAAATGACTTGCGGCTGAGAATGCCGATCACGGCAAGATTAGTGCCTGTCGTGCCATTTCCAGCGGTTAAAAGACATCTGATATATCTCTTGCGGCCCGCCGTCAAATCGCAATCAATGGCAAAAATCTTGTTGTCTTCGGTCGCGCCAATAGCATCGGCCAGAGCCGCCGAGCTGATTGCCGCATATGTGCCGTCCGTCGTGTCACATTCTTGTAACAGCGGCGCGGCAGTGGTAGCAACGTCCGTCGTTCCCGTAACAATCATCATACGCAAGTGACGATAACCCAGCGTATCAATGTACGCATTGGCTGAAGCCGGAGCGCCGTTATCTTTCAACTGTGGCGGATAATGCACCACGTATTTCTGTTGTTCAATTGCAATCATTGTCAAAACTCCTTTGCTCAAGTTTCAAATGTTAACTGGAATGCGTGTTCAATGCACAAATTGGACCGGCGGTGCTTGCATCGCCCCAACCGAATACGTTCAAGCCGATGCGCTCGGTTGCACGATAGCCAATCTGATCGCTGGCAACCAAGATATGCACCCATCGACAAATCACCAAAGAATAGACACAAGTCGCTATTCACATTACCGGCGGATGGCATTACCTGTGTTATACGGACAGGATAACCCAGGAACGTATTGACCTGCCGTTCACGCTCATATTCCGCCTTCAGCAGCCCACCGGCGGCATGAGCCAGCTTGACCAATACGTCCCAATGGAACCGCTTACTGCAATAGAACGCAGCTCCGGCCTCGGCGTATTGAGGCAACACAGAAACAAGAGTACGGATATTCCCAATGGTAATATCCGCCCAATCGTCACCAGCCGCATCAACCAGACCACCATTGTAACCGGATGCTGTCTGCGATCCATAAGAACTGTGGCTCTTGAATGCGCCGGTGATGCCAGTGAAGCCCCAATAAGTAGAAGTGCCATCGCCCAAAAAACCGGCTTGGTCTTCGGCCCTCGCAAAAGCGCGCGCCATGGATCTGCCAACAATCTGACCGATAGCGATTGCCGAATCTTCCTCGAGTTCTGAAGATACCGCCGTCAGCGCAGCCAGTTTCTTGGCCACCAGTCCGACATTAGCGAATGCCGGTTCTGAGGCAGTAATACTGCCCGCTTCACCTGGAGCGTAAACTGTCACATCGCTGTTCAATTTCGGCCACACGCTCGAATCGCTCGGCATCGGTACGACCTGGGCATATCGGCGAAAAACGCCGTAAGATTCGATCAACTCAATCAACTGCGGTACAAAAGCTTCAGGAACAAGCGCGCCACCACCGGAAGTTGTCCCCTCGGCTGCGGCCTTTGTCTCGATGCCCATGTTATTCAGTTTCTCGAATGCTGACGGCATCGCACCCGTAACGCCCATCGCGTAAAGCCCGAACATTTTGAACCATTCTTTTTGATCCGTTTCGATGCTGTCTCGCTTCATCACGCGATACAACTTCCGAAGATCTTCGGTCGCCTGTTCTTGATTTTCCAGACGTTTTACAAGCCCTTCGCGATCCTGCTTGATCTCAGCGATACTTTTGTCCTTGTCCTCGATAGCCTTTTCAATTGGTTCGAGACGTTTTGCAAGCAGAGCATCGCCATCCTTCTTGATTTGTTCTAATGCTTCCTTGAATTCATCCATAACTAATTACTCCATAACGTAAAACCGTGTAAACTAGATACCGCCGCCGATGCCGCCGCCTCAAATCGCCCATCATGTGAACGACAATGAGCACGGGCCTCAGAAGCCGACCATTTATCCTTCGGATAACGATATGCCTGCTCCTGCCAGCTCCCATCCTTTTTGCGCCCGAAAATAATATCGTAGGATTTGCCTTCGTGTTTTCGTGCGCCATTCACCCGCCGAAAACGATTGAAGTGCCCCGGATCGGCTACACGGCAGGCATGTTCGTTTTCGTACGGCTTTTCATAGGTCTCGTATTCCCTGATTCGCTTTGTAGCACCATCGATTATTCGCTCGATGTACTCGCCCGCATTGTCTGGTACGAGAAGCCTATCTATATGGTCCTTCAGCTCGGCGATAATCTCCGCCTTCGCGTTCACCAAACTATCGGCCATGTTTTTCAGTTGTGTCATTTCTTTTGATAGCACTCCCTTAAGCAGTGCATCTCTATTTGATCCGACGGGAACCGCTGATACTTCCAACAGCTCGGCTTTGGTGTGATGCAGGCGTTCCCTGTCACTCCCCTCGATTTTTTTCCAATTATATTCAATAGGCATAAATCCTACCGACACCGCCCGCCACGTTCCATCTTCTCTGGCCTGTTTCCATTGTTCTGCAAGAGGAGAGCTGCCCATCTTAAATCCGATTTCCAATTTGCGTCGCCGATATTCTGCCGATATCGGCCTGCCAATCATCGGAGGCGATCCGTCCGGCAGACGGTGTTGATGACAAGCAAGAATTACCCCGTTTTTTACAAATCCTTTTAGCGATTCTTCAAAAGCGCCTGCTTCAATGACCTCATTATCACGATCTACCGACGCCGATGAGGCTATAGCATAGATAATATCGCTATTTGGCGATTTCGTCGCCAATTCCGCAAAGTTATCACAAAACTTGATTTCTTCGCCCATTATTCTGTTCCATCAACATCTTATTAAGATCATCTATGTATTGTTGTGTTTCGCGCACGGCTATTTGTGCCGCATACGTCCGCATATTCTTAAACTCTTCTCGAATCGCGTTTTCAATTTCAGATTGATCGTTGATTTCAGATATCGCATCAGCCACTTTATCTATAATTGCATTGTTGATCTTAGCCACAACAACAAGATGCCTTGCAGTTATCCGCCTCATTTCCCGCGTCTCGATGTCTGGAATATCTATTGCGTCAATCAAGGATGCATAATGTTTCGCGGCTATCGCGCGGACACGCTCGGCCCAAGCATCTTTATGCTGCCATAGCCTAGTCGCATCGATTTTGCCGTTACCGGCAGCCACAGCAGCGGGCAACGATTTGAGCACGTCACACATAATATGATGAAAATGCTCTCGCAGTAAATCGCGAAATCGTGATTTCTCCACCTGTATGTCAGCACACAACACACACGGTTGCTGTTCCTCTATCTGTATGATCTGTTTCTGCGGCTCTTCCTCTTGTGTGATTTCTTCCGGTTGCTGCTCTGTCTGCGGGGCTGTAGGATTGTCCACACGCTGCAAATTAACCGGCACATAATGATACGTGCCAAGTCCGTCCGGCAATGGATTGCGATTTTCTTGCGCCCGCCATTCGTCGATGCTCATTGCGCCGTGCATCAACTGAATCTGGTTTGATCTTGCACGGCTAACCGCGTCGCCACGCAATAAACCATCCACAAGAAATTCGACAAAGTATTCGCTATCAGCCCCCAGTAGTGCTTTGGTTAACGCCTGCTCCCATCGTCTGAACCACGGCAACATGGTGTATTTCACAAATTCAAGCGACTGATGCTCGATATTGCTATATGTTGCCTTGTCTAACATACCGATCAAATGCAAGGGAACACGGTAAAGCCTTGCAATTTCCTCTACTTGAAATTTTCTTGTCTCAAGGAATTGTGCATCCTCTGCACTCATTCCAATCGTTACAGCATCCATGCCCTGTTCAAGTATGGCTGTCGTCGCTGTCCCTGCATGTATGCTATCCCATGACTTCTTCAGTCGGCCTTGTGCTTCAGCATCGAGAATGCCCGGATGTTTTAATAATACACGTTGCGCCGCGCCTGTTGTAAATACTGATTCGCCATACTTTTCAGCTCGCCTCGCCAGGCTGATTGTTTTTTGTGCAGCAGCGATAGGCGACATGCCGATTACGCCATCACTACACAAACCACGCAGATGTAAAATATCTTTTTCGGCTATCCGCCGCCGTTCTTTCTGCTCAATGTATTCCACAACGCCGGAATTCTGCTCGACTCTCATATTCGCCGGATTCAACGGCAATAA